TTAGTGTCACTGTGGGATCAACAGGGACTGACGGGGAGGACGGAGGCAGACCCAAGTCCAAACGAAATCCTCGAAGGAGTTCAAAGAATACAAAAGGGGTGGTCAGAAAAACAAAGAAACCGAAGGTGGATAGCAGCCCGGATAATTCGTAGCAACGTGGAGTATTCATTCTTGGAGGCCAGATAGTGAACATGGAGTTTGAGTTTGCGGTAGACAGTGAGGCTCCTGCCCCTGACAAGGGGTTCTGCCCACGACCGTATCAAGGAGATGCAGTTGACAAAGCCATCAGTGAACTGAAGGAAGCAGAGGCATGTGGCTTGTACTTGGCAACAGGTACAGGCAAGACCGAGGTTGCCGCTGTGCTTATGAACGAGTGGACTGAGGGCAGCATACTGTTCATCGCACCAAGGCGAGAACTTGTTAGGCAAACAGCAGCACGTCTGCGTAAGCATGGCGTTGAGGTTGGCGTTGAGATGGCAGAGCAGATCAGTGACGAGCGGGTTACTGTAGCATGCTACGCATCATTGCGTTCACGAGACAGGTACAAGAAGTACCTGAAGACGGTGCAACTTGTGATAGTTGATGAGGCNCATATCAATTACAGCACGTCCAGTCTAGAGATGCTGCAAGAGTTCAGGAGTTACGGCGCACGTGTAGTTGCTATGACTGCATCTCCTCCAACGAAGAAGGGCGAAGACTTTGTATTGGCTGACCACTACGGCAAGCCAGCATTTGTATACAGTTACAATGACGCAGTTGAAGATGGGTTCTTAGTGCCATGCAAGATGCACTTGTGTGTACTGAAAGACCTAGACTTATCTCAATTCAAGAAATCGTTTGGCGACTTTGATCAAGGTAGGTTAGATAAGTTAATGAAGCAACGTGCTGTTGTTGCTGGTGTGGGCAAGATGATTGAGCAGTACTGGGACAATAAGAAGTCAGTTGTCTTTGCTACTAGCATCGCACACGCCGAGGCTATCCGTGATGACCTGCATGGCAGGATGTTAGATGCAAGCATAGTCCACAGTAAGATGGCTCCAGAAGAACAGGACATGCACCTCAAGGACTTTGTGTCTCACAGGTCAGACATTATTATTAACGTAGGCATACTCACGATGGGATGGGATTGCCCCGAGGTAGAGAAACTGTTCATTGCACGTGCTACCCAGAGTCCAGAATTGTACTGTCAGATTTTTGGTAGGGGTACTCGCGTGTTGCCTCGGATCATCGACGGTAAGCACACCAAGCAGGAACGCAAAGAAGCAATTGCTAATAGTGCTAAACCATTCTTTGAAGTCTATGACATAACCGATAGCAGTAGGCACAACTCTATCCAGACTGCACTTGATGTGCTGAATGACAACCTCAAGCCATCGTTGCGTAAGAGGATTCAGGAGAGGACAGAGAGGGAGACAGTATCTTCCGATGAGTTAGATGCAATCATCCTTGAAGAGAAGCAGGCACAGGCTGCTGCGATGGCTGCTGCGAACAAGATTGAGATGTCAAGACGATGGCACATCGGTGTCGGTGGTGATGTCACTGCATACGAGAAGGATATCAACGATGCAGTTGAGCGTAAAAATTCTAAAGGTGTCGTAGATTTTTGGTGGATGCCCTACGGTAAATACAAAGGGCTGGGGTTCGCTGCTATCTGGAAGCAGAACCCTAGGTATCTGACGTACATGCTAGAGAAAGGGTACTTAAAAAAATCGGGTGGTAATTTGCAGACTAATGTTGTAATCTTTATCCGCAAGAAGTTTACGGACTCACCTCCGTACATTCAGAAAGCAATCAAGTCTGCCTTCATGGCAGCAAACATACATTAATCGTGGCTTACATCCTCCCGCCACAACGACAGTGAAACACCTAGTCAGAGGGGGATACCGCTGCCGTAGCGTATACGGACTTCTGTAGGCTGTGACGGTTGACCACTGCACAGTCCCAGCATCGGGCCTGTAAGGCTCCTACAGACGCTGTGTGTGGGTTAGATAGCCGAGACAGCGTAAACAAAACCAACGGCTTAGGATGGTGTGTGCGGCTCCAGCGTGGCTAATACCATTTACTCCTGCCTTTCGGGGTGGGAGTGGTATGCGCTCACCAACAGGCTAATCAATGTGGTATGCTATTGACAAGATTTGATAATGAATCTGTAACTTAAACGAAAGGATCGTGACGTGAAACTAAGTACGACTATTGGTAACTTCACTGTTGAAGTAGAGGGTGAGACACAAGAGGAACTATTCTCTAACATGGCTGAGATGGCTGAGTTACTTTCGGCTGGTGCTGCTTGCGGTAAGTCTGGTCAGACAGATACTATTCCCCGCAAACGTGTGTCTGGTGAGTACACATTCTACGAGTGGTACTGCGTATCATCAGGTGCTGCTCTTGCTCTCGGACAAAAGAAGAACGGTGGGTTCTTCCCCAAGCGCAAGGACAAAAACACTGGCGACTACCTTGATAACAACGGATGGCAGACATGGAGCGAGCGTAAGCAAGACATGCAGCCTACTCAAGGTGGTGACTGGAGTCCGGGCGATGGCGGTGGGACTCCCTTCTAATGAACATACAAAGTAATTGGGTTGAGTCTGTTCCAGATATTGTTGGAGCATACATCAGCCAGTCTGCTCAAGGTGTATACCTCCCTCGTTCTGCGGGCGAGTGGAGGTGTCACTATTCTTTTGATGACAGCAGCGACATGTACGTGACAGGCTTTGCATGTGCTGGGCCTCACGAAGGAAGCATTATGATACTCGCTGATGCTCGCAATTTTGAGACTCTTTGTTCACTTGTTGCTGCTACCTGTGATGCGATGCCCACTACCAATGTGCCGGTCAAGGTCTTGTCAGAAGACGTTGCTTGCATCTTGAAGTTTTGTGCCAAGGTATCTCTCACGGAAGAAGAAGACAATCATGATGGACGAAGTACTGAATCAGATAACACCACAGGATTACATGTTGCTTCACGACCGATGTGCGATGTGCCATTGGCCCGCGAGGAGACAGGGGAGGACTCTTGAGTTACATCATATCGTTGGTGGTGCTGGCAGAAAGAATCTACCAGATGGTTCAAACTTCATTGCGTTATGTTCGCTCTGTCACAAGGGTGTGCATGACCGTGTGGCTAATGCCCCGGAGGTTCCGCATGGCTCTGTACTCACAGCGAAAATACAAGAGGATGGTGCGATTGATCTGTCTGCTTTAGCGGCATTGAAGCATAAGCAACATTTAGGATATGATCCTGAACCAATACCGGATTACTATCTGGAACAAAGAAATAAGAATGGTGGATACAAAGCGTGGCCTTAAAGAAAACAGCATCGCAACAAGGCAGAGCCTCACGTAATAAAGGAAAGCGTGGAGAGCGTATGGCTTGCGAAGAACTGTCACGCCTGTTTGGTTTTAGGTGCAGAAGAACTCAGCAATTCTCAGGGAAGAGCGGCGATGCCGCAGACATAGTATGCGAAGAAACACCATCAATATTCTACGAGATCAAACGAGTCAACAAACTCAATGTGCCACGAGCAATGGCTACTGCTGCCAACCAATCAGGCAGGCGTGTACCTGTTCTTATTCATCGACCAGACAGGTGTGCAGCAGGTTGGATGCTAACAATAAAACTATCCGACTTGCCGAGGTTGTGCCATGCCTATCAATCTGCGATTGAACAAGAGATTGCGGTCGGCAGTAAGGTGGCTTCGTCGTCACTACCCAGTAACAAGGCCCGTGGTAGTGCGGCTAGTTCCTCCTAGTAAGGCTGAAGATTGGGATGGCTTGTGTGTCTATGATGAGTCACGTGTTTATATTAAACTGAGAGCAGAACTTTCAGATGGGCAAACTATTGAAACGCTGCTTGAAGAGTGGAGCCATGCGTTGCGTAGTGAATGTCCTATCAAAATTAAAGACGAACATGACTCGTTGTTCTGGGCAATCTATGCACAACTGCAAGTCCATTGGCGAGGGGAAGACTAACTACTTGATTAGATTTAACGAAGGGAAACTGTGGCAATGGCTAAACAAAAGGATGAAGTGAATCATCCAGAACATTATACGTGGCTCGAAGGTCTAGAAGTTATTGACATAACCGAGCAGTGTAACTTTAATCTTGGGAATGTTTTGAAGTATGTATTACGATGCGACCACAAGCACAGCGACGATGGCAACACCGATCTCCATAAGGCAGCGTTCTATCTTGAACGCGAAATTGCCAGACGAAAAAGAATGCAGGATAATCGACGACGAACTGTCGGAAAGAACGGGGACTGAGATCGAGGCAGCATGGCAAAGACTATGCGGCTACATGTTGATGGATGCTTGTAAGACTCTGGCTTGCAGGTACATCCGCAAGAAGGATCAGATCACAGACAAGCGTAAGGCTAAGGAGTGGCTGCACGGCAAGGAAACTGTTGTTACCTTCGGTGAAATGTGCCTTACTTTAGGGCTTGATGAAGAGCGTACAAGAAAAGCAGTAGAACAATATGCTGCTCAACCAATTGGTAGCCCCATAAACAGGACGGTAATGGGAGTATTATGCAATGAAGATTAGCGACACACCTCTGTTAGCAGCAGAAGAAAAAAGCACACTGAATGAGAAGGTATCTGCGTACATCAGTGCTGCTAAACTACGAGCCGCAGATGGAATAACTATCAGTGAGGTATGTGAACTCACCGTTAGTGCAATGCGATTAGCAATTGAAGCCGTCGATGAACTGACTGTTGATGGCACGGAAAAGAAAGTCATTGTCTTAGATTTGGTAGCAGTATTGTTCGACCAGTTCGCAGACATGGTGATACCATTACCTGTTAAACCAGTGTGGTACTTGCTGAAGCCAGCAGCAAAGTCTCTCGCAATTGCGTTGGCAAGCGGTGCAGTAGAAGCATTGCTTCCAATAGTTAGAGGAAACAAATGATCATATATGTATTAGTAGCAGCAGCAGTCGTCGCATTGTTCTGGCCTTCCAAGAAGAAAGAAGGCACAGCCCCTACTCTAGACTTGAGTAAGTACGACACTAAACCTATCAAGCAGAAAGTACCAGTATACATACAGTCGGTGGCTGCATTGCAGACAGTACAGCACAGGCTATCTTACACTGAGCAACTGGATGACGAACAGCAAGAAGCAATCAACGTGTTGGCCCTAGCCTTAACCGCAGGTTCAAGCCATGAACATGAAGTATAGAATAGTTATAGTCATTGCTCTTGTTGCGTTAGCGATCTCGCTGCAACCAAGCAAAGACGTTAAGCCTGAGCCTGTACCTAACGGGCCACTGAATCTTGCGGCTGCATTCGAGGGAGGGGATGCCGCCAAGGACGCAGCGATTGTTGCTGCCATGTCATCTGAAATAGCAGACGTGATTGAATGGGATGGCATGCAAGTGCAGCCCTTACTCAACACTGGCTTTGCATTAGATCAGATGAGAACAAAGACGAGAGAGTTTATGTGCCGGGGAGTATCTCTTGGGGAGAAGCATCCTATTCTTTGCGAACGAGTTAGCGATTACTTAACTGCTGAACTCGGCAATGATGGGGGGGTGGTATCAGACCAGCAACGTGCTGCATGGGTATCTGCTTACCGAGAGATTGCGAGGGCATCACGTGCGACAATACGGTGACAACGTAGTGGTGGCAATCGGATTAGTTGTTGCTGCCCTACTGTACTACGCATTGCTATCAGAAGAACAACCAGTGAACCCAGTGTTTGCTGAGTACTCCCAGTTCGGGTACGATCCTGACCCGGAGGGAGCATTAGAATTTGCCAAGTCCCTACCCAACCCTACGTTCGCAGAGGCAGGCGCAGACCTGATCGAACGAACCGAGCCACAGGACACATTCTTGTACCGGGCTATGGATGCGGCGCACAGGGCTAGATACAACAGCCCTTGGAAAGTATCTAACCAAGGATCGGTTGGCTCATGCGTAGCACATGGTGCAGTACATGCACTGTATGCTAGTGAGTCAGTGTCATGGGCAATAGGAGAAAGAAATGAACCACCTGAACTTGCACACCAGCCAAGTTTATACGGGGGAAGTCGAGTGGAAATTAGAAACAAACAAGAAAACAGAGGGGGGGACGGAAGTACTGGATATCATGCAGCCCAGTGGCTCAAAGAATATGGTGTCATCTATCAGCGAGAGTACGATTCGTTTGACTGCCGTGACAACAGCCCTGCCCTGTGTAAGTTATGGGGTCGATACGGAAATGGTGGGAAGGGCAATACAGAATTAGATAACGATGCGAAGGAACATCCTGCCGCCCATGTCACACGTGTAGATAACTGGGAGGAATTGGTTGCGGCTATCTGTAATGGGTACGCTGTTACTATCGCATCATCGCAAGGCTTCGAGCGTACTGCTGTTGATGGGTGGTGCAGACCTCGCGGTTCTTGGATGCATCAGATGGCAATCATCGGTGTCAAGGTAAGCGGTGACAGGCAGGGTGCATGCATTGCTAACAGTTGGGGAGAGGGTTGGCTATCATACACAGGTAAGACGTGGCCTGATGATCTACCGAAGGGATGCTTCTGGGCAGACAGACAGGTAGTAGAACGTATACTATCTCAGCAAGACTCGTGGGCTATCGCTGATGTAGCATTCCATTACAGAGACATACACCATAACAATTGGTTGGAACAAAAATGAATTACAAAAACCTAGCCATCGCAATGCTAGTTATCTTTGCGCTTGGTGGATACATAGGGCAGGGTCAGTCAGTACCCTCAAGAGATAGGCCACTCGCTCGCATCGTTGGCAGGTTCGCAGAGTACGGATTGCAATGGATGTTGTGGTCAAGATTCACACGCCCGGAGGTGCATACTGATAACCAGATGCAGCAACTGCCGGGAAAAATCAGTCACTCTCGTTCTCTTTAGTCAAGTTAAAAAGAGACTGGGAGTGTTACTGCAAATACCCTGAAGTCAGACGTACATTCATAGACACTTTACTTGCAGGTGAACCATGTATAACACCCTAGTTGCCATACTTACTTGGCTTGCTGGTGACCCAGCACAGATAGATATACTGTACCCACGTGCAGCAGTGTGCAGTCAGACTGCATATAGTACATGTGTCCGAGAGTCTATCAAAGATGATACACTTGTAGAGGGGGAACAGCCGGGGGATAGCACCTGCGATTGTGAAGCAGGATGTGAGGGTGAGTGTGACGGGAAGTGTTGTGATAACTGTAAGTGTGAAGTGAAGCCGGAGGAGGGAACCTCGGCGCAACCAGCGAAGCGCAGGGTAGTACGCTGCGTCAATGGGAGATGCGTCATTACCTACGAATGATGCATGAAGAGAAGGCTCACGAAGCGTCAGCAGAAACTGGCAGAGGAATGTATATGCTACGTTCAGCCAACCATTGCGGTATTCATCAAGAGGAATCCAGACCTAAGACCTTGGGCTAGGCGGGTGGACTTGGAATGTGTAGGCATGCAAGCAGTATGCATGGCAGCATTCACGTTTGATTTCAGGAAGAGTAAGCCAACGACATACTTCTCCAGTGCAATCAGACATGCACTGTACCGTGAGGTGTTACGTCAGCAGAAGATAGATGGTAGGTACATACCTACGGAACAGATACTAGACCCGCAACCTAATCACCACAGGACAAGGCAGGAGATGCGGGCTATGCGTGCGTTGAGAATGCTTACCGCATATGACCGCACCCTACTAGAGGACAGGCTCGTCGAGCAATTAACTCTTGAACAACTATCCTCTGAGCAGGGGTGCGATCCACGAACGATAGGCAAGCGTGTGAAGAAAGCCATCGTTAAACTTAGGCAAGTGCTAGGTGACTTACCTTAGTGATCTCACCATTACGCCATGCCTTGGTGAACATACGCATACCAGTGTAGCGTGATGGATAATCACATGCGGCTGCACGTATACCCCACTGCACATACCTTGCATCTTGAAAGTTACGGTGTGGCTTATGACAATTCAGTTTGTCGATAGTAGCAGGACGCTGCATGTACCTAGCAATCTCATTCAAGGTCATGCCTTCTTGTTTCAGTGATGCAAGATGCTCTATGATCCTTCGCTCACGCTCATCAACACGTGGCTTCTTGAATCCTTTCTTGATCTTCCATCCCATCGCTGCAACAAACGTGACATTCTCACCACGATCTCGCTTCTCTACCGTGCGATTGATCCGCTCCTCGCTATGTAGTTCACGCACTAATGTAATAGCAGACACGTAGTTGTTAGTGGTGTATTTCCTAACAGCATTGGATGCTATCTGCTTGAACGTATCATGAACCAACCACAGTACGATTCCCCTGTTGAGCAAGTCATTCTTCATAGGAATCCAGTCATCAATATCTCTAGTGATACGAGACAGGTCATACGCTAATAGTACGTCGCCTTGCTGGAGGATGCTGTGGTAGAGTTGCTTACCTTGCTTTCTCTCTGCAAAAGGTTTGCCTCCTGACTGAGCAGCATCAAAGAAGTACCCTCCGTTGTTGTAGCCAGATGGTGCAAACCCCTCTTCATAAAACTCAAGTAATGCATTCTGCTGATCCTCCCTAGTTGGTTCGTCTTTCTGTCTGTGCGTAGATACACGCCCATATAAATATGCAGTAGCCATACGTTCCTCCACTAAAACCTTGGTCTGTTCATCAAGTAAAACAACAAGGCACATGATGCCAGTAGTAAACAGGAGTCACTCATCTTCATCCTCCTCATCACGGAGAGGGTAAAGCATTTGATCCATGTCCCATGTCAATCCAGTCTTGATAACTAACTCTTCCTTGTCACCTTCCGCATCGTACTCCAACTCCACGTCAGGGTCTTGATGAAGTAGCATTGCTATCTGTCTGATCAAACAACCAATCGAACCATCAGAACCTTCTACTAATTGGAGATGGTTCCTTGTATAACGCAACTGCTCAGGCAATCTGATTGTCACTGAGTCTGCTCTCCCATGTAAGTCTTTGATCTCGTTACTGCAACCCATGTCTATGTCCTTTCGTTATAAGAAAAGGGACAGGCCCACCGTGAGCCTGCCCCTATGATTACCAACTCCCCCCGCTAGTTACCATCGGATGTCAGCACATCAAGGTGGCAGCATCCCCACGTGTAGTCTTTCACATGGTCAGCGAG